AGGGTTTTGGTTCTATAATAAGAGTGTGGCTACTTACGTTACTGGCTCTCATTATATGTACTTGCAGTGGAGCAAAATTGACGTTGGGCAACCAGACTTTAGGGAATCAAACAGATTATTCTTTATATTCTGGGAAGCTTGTAAGGCCGACCCACGATCTTATGGAATGTGCTATCTTAAGAACAGACGTTCAGGATTTTCGTTCATGTCTTCAGCAGAGACCGTTAATGTGGCGACGATTACGTCAGATGCACGGTACGGTATCTTGTCTAAGTCTGGTCCAGATGCTAAGAAAATGTTCACAGACAAGGTCGTACCAATATCGGTCAACTATCCGTTCTTCTTCAAACCGATCCAAGACGGTATGGACAGGCCCAAAACAGAGCTTGCCTATAGAGTACCAGCCACCAAGTACACCAGGCGTAAGCTTGAAACCAACGAAAAGCTTCAAGAACTTGACGGGCTCGACACAACGATCGACTGGAAAAACACGGGGGACAACTCGTACGACGGGGAGAAACTAAAGCTACTAGTACACGATGAAAGTGGAAAGTGGGAGAGACCTAATAATATATTAAATAACTGGCGGGTTACAAAAACCTGCTTAAGATTAGGTAGTAGAATTATTGGTAGATGCATGATGGGAAGTACATCAAACGCTCACGATAAAGGAGGTAAAAACTTTAAAAAACTTTATGATGATTCAGATGTTACCCAAAGAAACGCCAACGGACAGACTCGCAGCGGACTCTATTCTTTGTTCATACCTATGGAATGGAACTACGAAGGATACATTGATTCTTATGGCATACCTGTATTCGACACACCAAGTAAACCGGTTGAAGGACCTCAAGGTGAAAAAATAAAAATAGGTGTAATAGAATACTGGGAGAACGAAGTAGAAGGTTTGAAGCAAGATCAAGATGGTCTTAATGAATTCTACAGACAGTTTCCGCGCACAGAGAAGCATGCTTTTAGAGATGAAACAAAACAATCTTTGTTTAATCTAACTAAGATATACGAGCAAATAGATTTCAATGAAGATATGCGCAACTCTACAAATGTTACCAAAGGATCATTTCAATGGGAAAATGGGCAACAAGATAGTAGAGTTATATTTACACCAAACAAAAGTGGTAGGTTTCTAGTATCTTGGATTCCACCACTACATTTGCAAAATAAAAAATACAGTAAAAATGGTAGGTTCTACCCAGGTAATGAGCATCTTGGCGCTTTTGGTTGTGATCCTTATGATATTTCAGGTACGGTAGATAAAAGAGGTTCTAATGGATCTCTTCATGGTTTAACTAAGTTTTCAATGGAAGACGCACCACCTAATCATTTTTTCTTAGAATATATAGCAAGACCTCAGACGGCTGAAATATTTTTTGAAGACGTATTGATGGCTTGTGCTTTTTATGGTATGCCGATACTAGCAGAAAACAATAAACCTAGATTATTGTATTATTTTAGAAAAAGAGGTTATAGAGGTTTTGCAATGAATAGACCAGATAGAAGCAGAAACAAGCTATCTGTAACAGAAAAAGAGATAGGTGGAATACCAAACTCTAGTGAAGATATTAAACAAGCACATGCTGCAGCTATAGAGTCTTACATAGAAAACTTTGTTGGATTAAAAGAAACTGGTTACGGTGATATGTATTTTCAAAGAACACTTGAAGACTGGGCTAAATTTAATATAAATAATAGAACATCACACGATGCATCTATAAGTTCGGGTTTAGCATTAATGGCCTGCAATAAACATAGATACACACCGGTAAATAAAAGAAAAACAGAACCCGTTGACATAGGTATTAAAAGATATGACAACAGGGGATATACATCAAAAATAATAAGTTAAATGAACGTTTATACTAATAATGACAGTTCTTTTCCTAGTCAAGTTGTAAGCAACGAAGAAAAAGGCACTTTAGAATATGGTAAGCAAGTTGCTCAAGCCATAGAGTTCGAGTGGTTTAGACAAGGTAGAACTAATGGAAATAGATATTTAACTAATTGGAATAACTTTCATAATCTAAGACTGTATGCTAGAGGTGAGCAGTCTATACAAAAATACAAAGATGAATTGTCTATTAATGGTGATTTGTCTTATCTTAATTTAGACTGGAAGCCAGTACCAATTTTATCTAAATTCGTAGATATTGTTGTTAACGGTATATCTCAAAAGTCTTACGATATTAAGGCTTACGCTCAAGATCCTCAGTCTGTAAAGAAAAGAACAGAGTATGCTTCTAAACTTTACGAGGATATGATTGCTAAAGATTATATAGAGAGTGTTAAGCAAACGCTTGGTATTGATTTATACCAATCACCAGATCCAACTACTATACCAGAATCTAAGGAAGAGCTAGAGCTTAAAATGCAATTAAGTTATAAGCAGTCAATTGAAATAGCTGAAGAAGAAAGTATATCTACTGTTTTTGCTCAAAATAAATACGATCTAGTTAGACGTAGACTTAATATGGATTTAACCGTATTAGGTATTGCTGCGGCTAAAACTAGTTTCAACACTGCAGAAGGTATTAAGGTTGATTATGTTGATCCAGCCTATATGGTTTATTCATATTCTGAAGATCCTAACTTTGAAGACATATACTATGTTGGTGAAGTAAAAGCTATAACAATACCAGAACTTAAAAAAGAGTTTCCTAATATATCTGAAAAAGAATTAGAGCGTATTCAAAATATGCCCGGAAACAGATCTTATATAACTGGTTGGGGTGATTACGATGAAAACACCGTGCAGGTTATGTACTTTGATTATAAGACATACCACAATCAAGTGTTTAAAATAAAACAAACTGATCAAGGATTAATGAAAGCTATTGAAAAGCCAGATACATTTAATCCACCAGAAAATGATAACTTTGAAAGAGTATCTAGAACTATAGAGGTTCTTTACAATGGAGCAGTTGTTTTAGGAACAGACACATTGCTTAAGTGGGAGTTGGCTGAAAATATGTCAAGACCATATGCTGATACTACTAAGGTTGCTATGAATTACGCTATTTGTGCACCTAGAATTTATAAAGGTAGAATAGAGTCTGTTGTTAGTAAGTGTGTTGGGTTTGCTGATATGATTCAAATCACGCATTTAAAACTACAACAAGTATTGTCAAGAATGGTGCCTGATGGTGTTTATCTTGATATGGACGGTTTAGCAGAGGTTGATTTAGGTAATGGAACAAACTATAACCCTGCTGAAGCATTGAATATGTATTTTCAAACAGGTTCTATTGTAGGTAGATCACTAACACAAGACGGTGAATTAAACCATGGTAAAGTACCTATTCAAGAGCTTAACAGTTCTAGTGGTGGTGGTAAGATACAAAGCTTAATAACTACGTATCAATACTATTTACAGATGATACGTGATGTGACGGGATTAAATGAAGCTAGAGATGGTAGCACACCTGATAAATCTACGCTTGTAGGTTTACAGAAACTAGCTGCTAATGCTTCTAATGTAGCAACTAGACATATTGTTCAGTCTAGTTTATATTTAACCCTTAAACTAGCAGAGAACGTTTCATTAAAAGTAGCTGACGCGCTGAGATTCCCATTAACTAGAGCATCGTTACAAAATTCTATATCCACATACAATATAAAAACACTAGATGAGGTTGTAGATTTAAATCTTCATGATTTTGGTATATTCTTAGAACTAGAGCCAGATGAAGAAGAAAGAGCTCAGTTAGAACAAAATATACAGGTTGCATTACAATCAGGTGGTATTGACTTAGAAGACGCTATTGATATACGCCAAATTAAAAACCTTAAGCTAGCTAATCAAATGTTAAAGATTAAGCGTAAGGTTAAAATGGAACGTGATCAAGCTGCGCAACAAGCTAATATCGCAGCTCAAGCAGATGCTCAAGCTCAAACAGCTGAAAGAACAGCTATGGCAGAAGTGCAGAAACAAGAGGCTGTAGCGTCAACTAAGGTTGATATTGAAAAAGCTAAGCAAGAGATGGAAATGCAAAAAATGCAAGTTGCAGCTCAGATAAAGCAAGCTGAGATGGAGAGACAGTTTCAGTATGACATGCAGCTGAAGCAGATGGATATTCAAGTAGAAAGAAATAAAGAGCAATTTATAGAAGATCGCAAAGATAAAAGAACAAAAATACAAGCGACACAACAAAGTGAAATGATAAGCCAAAGAAAAAATGATGGCTTACCTATAGACTTTGAAAATCAACCAGACCAAGGTCTTGGTGCCTTTATGTAGGCAAATCAATTTTTTAAATTATATTATATTATGTCAACAGAAGTAAAACAAGAAGGTGAGTTTAAACTTAAGAAAAAGAAAGTAACACCTAAAAAACTAAACAAAAAAGAAGAAATAACTAAAGTAGACTTGACAAAGCCAGAGGCTCAAGGAGAAGTTATACCTGATGTTATTAAAGTTGAAATACCAAAAGAAGATGCCGTTCAAACACAAAAGACAGATGATAGCGATGTTATTATCGAAGAGCCCAAAAACAGTGGCGACAGCAAAGAAGTGGTTGAAGAAGTACGGACCACCGAAGAAAAAGTAGAATCTCCAATAGAAATTATTGAAGAGGTTGGTGAAGTAGAAAAAGAATTAAAAGAAGCTGTAAGAGACGAAAAAGTTTTAGGTAAACCATTACCTGAAAATATTGAAAAGCTAGTTTCTTTTATGGAAGAAACCGGTGGGACAATAGAAGACTATACCAGGTTAAACGCTGACTATAGTAATATAGATGACAAAACTCTTATAAAAGAGTATTACAAAAAAAATAAACCTTATTTAGATTCTGAAGATTTAGATATTTTATTAGAAGATTTTGAATATGATGAAGATTTAGATGAGGAAAAAGATATACGCAAGAAGAAACTTGCATTTAAAGAAGAAGTTGCAAAAGCCAAAAACTTTTTAGAAGAAACCAAGAGTAAATACTACGACGAAATCAAGTTGAGACCCGGCGTAACTCAGGAGCAACAAAAAGCTATGGACTTTTTCAATCGATATAATAAGCAGCAAGAACAAGCTGAAGAAAACCGCAAAGTGTTTCAAGAAAATACTAAAAAACTTTTTACTGAAGATTTCGAAGGTTTCGATATTAGTGTAGGTGAAAAGAAGTATAGGTATAAACTACAAAACACCGACGGTGTCGCTGATAAACAATCAGACATTAACAACCTTATCGGGAAGTTCCTAGATAAAAACGGTTCTGTTAGTGACTATAAAGGTTATCATAAAGCTATGTACGCCGCTGAAAATGTAGATAAAATAGCAGCTCATTTTTATGAGCAAGGAAAAGCAGACGCTGTTAAAGACGTTGTAAGCAATTCTAAAAACGTGAGTGATACCAAAGCTAGGTCAACTCAAGGAGAAGTGTTTTTAAACGGTTTTAAAGTTAAAGCTATTTCCGGTGCTGATTCTACAAAACTAAAAATTAAAACTAAAAAATTTAACTAAAAAAACTTAATATTATGAGTTTGAACAAACAATTTGGGTCTATTGTCCCATCTCAAAAGCAACAGTTGCTTGACACTAACTTCTTAAAATTCAACGAAGGTGACAATGACTTTGCACAACAATACTTGCCAGAGATTTACGAGCAATCTGGATTTTTAAGAATGGTTGGCGCTGAAATGCCAATGACATCTGATCAAGTAATTTGGTCTGAGCAAAATAGACTACACATTGCTTATGACAATTGTATATTACCTGGTGGTGCTGGTGTTATCGAGGTAGCTCCATTTGGAACTTTAAGTACTATTCAAAATGTTATATCTGTTAACGATACTGTTGTTATTCTTGACACTGTAACTGGAGCAGAACAAAAAGGTATTGTTACCGTTACTGTTCCTGCTTCAACAGGTCCAAACGTTAACGGTTCTATAACAGTAACAACTTTTGATGGCGTTGGATTTGCAGGATTTACAAGCGGATCTATTAAAGTATTTGTTTACGGTTCTGCGTACACAAAAGGAACTACTATTGGAGCTGGTTCTGGTAATTCTGCAGCAAGAATAAGTGTTGAACCTTCTTTCACTCAATTTTCTAACTCACCAGTTATTATTCGTAACCAATATGTAATTAATGGTTCTGATATGGCTCAGATCGGTTGGGTTGAAGTTGCTACTGAAGATGGTACTTCTGGATATTTATGGTATTTAAAAGCTGAATCTGAAACTCGTTTACGTTTTGAAGATTACTTAGAAATGGCATTAGTAGAAGGCGAATTAAATTTAACAGCTGGTGCTGGAAGTTACCAAAAAGAAAAATTACCTGGTACTGAAGGTTTATTCGCTGCTATCGAAGATCGTGGTAATGTAAACACTGGTTTTACTGCTGCTGCTGGTCTTGATGCTTTCGATGATATCTTGAAAAACCTAGATACTCAAGGAGCTATTGAAGAAAACATGTTATTCTTACAGAGACAAACAGCTCTTGATTTTGACGATATGTTATCTGCTATCTCTGCTGGACAATCTGGCGGTACTGCTTTTGGACTATTTGAAAATTCAGAAGAAATGGCATTGAACTTAGGTTTCAGTGGTTTCCGTAGAGGATCTTATGATTTCTACAAAACTGATTGGAAATACTTAAACGATGCTTCAACTCGTGGAGCTATTTCTGGAGTTAACTCAATTGAAGGTGTATTAGTACCTGCTGGAACTTCTACTGTTTACGATCAAATCTTAGGAACTAATATTCGTCGTCCATTCTTGCACGTACGATATAGAGCTTCTCAAGGAGATGACCGTAGAATGAAGCAGTGGTTAACTGGTTCTGCTGGTGGTGCATTTACTTCAACTCTTGACGCTATGGAAGTAAACTTCCTATCTGAAAGATGTTTAGTAACTCAAGCCGCTAACAACTTTGTTCTTTTCAAAGGAGCATAATTTAAATTAAAATTCTTGGGGCTGCTTTTGCAGCCTCAGGATTTTTATTATTAACTATTTAATTTTATTATATCATGGCTAAAAAAGCTAAAGCAGAAGCTGTTGAGGTTGCAACTCAAGAAACTGTAGTGCAAGAAGCACCAGTAAAAAAAGAAGTAAAACCAGCTAAACCAAGTTGGGAAATAAAAGATAGAGTTTATTATTTAAGAGGTAATAAAACTCCATTAACACATACAATACCAAGTAGACACACGTCTAAGCATTCTTTACTCTATTTTGATTCTGAAACAGGTAATCAAAAAGAAATTAGATATGCAACTAATCAGAGTTCACCTTTTGTAGATGAGCAGAAAGGAGAGGCAACACTTGGTCACATTATGTTTAGAGATGGAACATTAAAAGTTCCAAAAGAAAAACAAAACTTACAAAAACTATTATCTTTGTATCACCCTTTAAAAGGTAGAATATACGAAGAGTTTAGCGCAGTAGCTGAAGCTGAAGATGATTTAGACGTATTAGATCTTCAAATTGACGCTTTAAATGCAGCTAGAAATATAGATATAGATCACGCAGAAGCTATATTAAGAGTTGAATTAGGATCTAAAGTAAACAGTATGAGCTCTAAAGAGCTAAAAAGAGATTTACTTTTATTTGCTAGAAACAACCCAGCATTATTTATTAATTTAGCGAATGATGATAATGTTCAGCTTAGAAACTTCTCTATTAGAGCAGCTGAAGCTGGAATAATTAGATTATCTCAAGATCAAAGAACATTCCATTGGGGTTCTAATGATAGAAAACTAATGAACGTTCCATTTGATGAAAACCCTTATTCTGCTTTTGCAGCTTTCTTGAAAACAGACGAAGGTGTTGAAATCTATAAATCTATAGATAAAAAACTATAAAAACAAGTGATACTAATATAATGGGGACTACGAAAGTAGTCTCCACTATATTATAATAAAAATATAAAAATGGCAGTAAGCGTAAATACGGTATATCAAACAGTCTTGTATATATTAAACAAAGAGCAAAGAGGTTATATAACGCCTGCTGAATTTAATAGTCTAGCTGAACAAGTTCAAGACGAAATATTTAATTCTTATTTTCCAGATGGAAATCAAATAAACAGGTTAAATCAAAACAACTCACAAAATGATACTGAGTTTTTTGATATTTTTAAAAATATATCTTACAAGCTTTACCCTTTTGAGCGTGAAGCGTCTTTTACGTACAACGCAACAAACGATGGCTGGGTTTATAGCGGCACTGGAGTTTTGTATACTATAGGTGAAATAGAAGCTACGTATACAGGAAATAGAACTAATAACACTTCAATAGTTCAACTAGCTAGTAAAAAAGATTATTCAAAAATAACTAGATCAAAACTAACTTCACCAACAGAGAGTTATCCAATATGTTTAACAACTCAAACTACAACTCCTATTTTTCCTCAAACAACAAACCAGTTATTGATAAAAGTTAGTCCTCAACCAAGTACACTTTCTATAAATTCTTTATTTAAACCATCTTCTCCAAGCTGGGGCTTTACTATTGGAGCTCTTGGCCAATACCTATTTAGTCCTTCCGGTACTTCAGGATCTTCAACAGTTAATTTTGAATTAGATATTTCAGAAAAAAATAATATAATAATAAATATATTAAAATATTGTGGAATAATAGTTAAAGATCCTACTATAATACAAGTAGCTGAACAAGAAGCTCAAAAAATTGAAACAAACGAAAAATCTTAAATAAATGAGTTTAGTAACAGAAACAAATCAACAGTATTATCAAGGTGCTCAACCTTTTTTAGTTTCAGACGCGGCTGGACAAAGCTCATTTGTTACTAATTTTAATACAAACTTAGTTTTTGGTTCATACGATAATACAGAGACTAACTATGCTTTAAATAATTTTAAACTATATACTAGCACAACTGGGTTACCTGGTAGTTTTACTGAATATACCAGCCAATACGAGGTAAACAATAATACAATATACATAGGAACACAAGCAACACCTGTTCTTCTTCCTCAATATACTTACGTTGTTGTTCAATTAAAAACACTTAGTGGTGGTAACTATGGAACTCAAGACGCGTTTGGAGAAACTGTTGAAGACAACTACGGAGGATATCAATATACAACCCTTAACGATGCTATAGATAACTTTATGGTAGGTTATGTTGGTGATGGTAAATTAATACAAACGGCTAAAAAATCAGATGTATTATTCTTCGCTAAAAGATCTTTGCAAGAGTTTAGTTATGATACTTTAAAAAGCATACACTCTCAAGAGTTAACAGTACCAGCTAGTCTGAGCATCGTGCTTCCTCAAGACTATGTAAATTATGTAAATGTTTCTTGGATAGACACAGCTGGTGTTAAAAGACCTTTATTTCCAACTAATAACTTAACTATAGCACCTTATAACACGCCAGTTCAAGACGCGGCTGGTGTTCCGGTTCAAGATAACTTTGGTGAAAATGTAGAAGGAACTTCTATAACAGAAGAACGCTGGAAAAACCTTAATATAAATTTATTAAATAATAACTTAAATCTAGACGATTGGGCATATTTTAGCGAAGCTTATGGTTACAATGGCAACTGGAATTTAGGTCAATTTTATGGAACAGATCCTCAATATGCTAATGTAAAT